TCACCCCTACCGCCACAGGAGACCGACATGCTACCGATGCCACCAACGCTCAAGTACGGAGACGGCTCATGGGTCAATGTGCCGGCCGGTGGGGATGGGACGCTCGGGTTCTACGTTGAGAACCTCCAAGCCCTCCTTGCGCTCCGCGGCTTCATCGATGAGAACAGTGAGGATGATGGGTCGATTCCAGCAGACGGTAAGTTCGGTCACGGCACCGAGGCAGCAGTTATGGCATTCCAAACATCAGCGGGACTAGCATCTGACGGCGTTGCCGGACCCATGGTGTGGACGGCCTTGCTGCAAGCTACATAGGAGGAAGCAATGTTCGACAAGATCAAGCAAGAGCCCGTGAGGTTCTGGTCGACACTGACCGGCATCATCACGGCAGTATTCGGTGCACTTATCGGATTCGGGATCCTGGAATGGACGATGGACCAGGTCGGTCTGGTACTCGTCGTGTGGGCTGCTGTCGGCTCGCTGTTCCAGTTCTTCTACGTCAGGAACAAGGTGACGCCAGTCGCTCCTGTCAAGAAGTAACCGATTACAAGATCAGAGAAGCCCCCTCCCCGTCTAGGTGCCGGGTCAGAAGGGGGCTTCTCTGTGTCGGTACAGCGTGAGTACACGCTATTCGTGTAGTAGCGAACTCTGGTCCTTCCAGTGCCAGAAGAGCGCCTTGTCCTCCGAGCGGTAGTGCATGACCATCTGGGATCGCTTCCATACCCTGTTCGGTGGCCTACCGCGCCTTGACCTGATCACCGTTGAGAACATCGTTGAGTCAGCCACACAAGCACAATCGATCTTCGACTCCTTGGCCTTCATCCATTGCACGCTCACTATCTACCTACCCTCGTACTGCCACATGAGAGCATTGCAGTAGGCATGCACGGCACCTTCGGTCATGTCGGTGTCATGGTCGTGTTGGAGGTGGATGGGGTGGTCGAAGAAGCCTGGTGGGAACAGTGTTGGGTTGACGATCCAGTCAGTTGTCCAGTCTGCCGGCTCACCATGGATATCCACCTGACAGTAGAAGCACTTGCCACCCTGCAACCTCACGTACTCCTCTCTCACAGCACGCCTTTCCTTCCAATGCAACTGCGAGTACTCAGTTGGCAGGTCTGGCAACCTCATCGCGCCACCACCACGCCAAGATGCTTCTTCAACAGCCACACGCCTCTGATCATTTCGGGGCTCGGCTTCATCCCTACGAAGTGCCTGAGCTTCAATAGCTCGGTAAGCGTGAATTGTGGGACACCAACATGCACTCCTCGAGGCAGCATTACATCCTCGTCCTTCTTGACCACCACGTACTCACCAACTGTCCCCAGGTACACCTTCGAGTACCCCTTCGACTCGAGATCCCACTTGAGCTGTTCTGCTGCTGCTATCGATGTCAAGCCCTTGAGCTTCTTCGGCATCCTTGGTAAGCGAGCTTCGCCGTTGATGGCAGCACTCACCATTGCTGCTTGCTTGGACCAGCCATGCAGCTCCTTCTTCTTGACGAACTGAGGGTGCTTCCAGAACAGTGTGAACCATGACCTACCTGCGTTCTCTCGTGGGAGCGCTTCGGTGATCGATCCGTACTTGTGGAACTCGATCTCATACAGGGCGCCTGTTGCCCTCATGATCTGGTCACGATGGAGGCGGCATGTTGTGTCGGGAGCTTCGAGGAAATCGATTCTAAGCTTGTCCGTCAAGCTTGAATATTGCCTGGAAAGCCGCTTGGAGGTTCCGAGCCGCCTCCAGAGTACTAACTCCACCGAAGGCGTCAGTGAGCTGATTTTTGGCAACTCCGAACACCTCTTGCACTTTTTCATTGAGTTGCGAATCTTGATCGCTCTCTTCACATCCATGTTGACCCCTCAATTGTTCTTGCACTTCGGTCGGAAGCACTTCGCCTTCTCCACTGAATCTCGTAGCCATAGCCATCACGATAACGCATCCCACAAGCGCTCGGCGGTCTTGGGTCCAACGCCCTTGACCTTGAGTAACTCCTGCTGTGCCTCTAGCGTCCAGGCGATAGGCATACAGCCGAAGTGGTCGATGATCGCCGTTGCTTGTACTGGCCCGACACCATCGAAGCCTTGGAGGAAGTGGATTTGCCAGGACCTCGAGTCTCTCGTTCCCCACTTGGTCCTTGGTGATGCTGGGCGTCTGTCGAGGGATGACTTACCGTTCTGATGATCTGGTGATTCGGTCCACTTCTTGATGGCCCTGATCGCTTCGACTATCTCAGCCTGATCGCGAACCCTGTACGTTGGCATCCCGTAGAGCAGTGCAACCGAAGTCAACAGCGTGAACATGCCTTCCTTGGTGAGCTTGTCGTACCTCCCCATCGGTTGGCCATCAGTGGTCCACTGCCCGTATCCCTCGAGGATCAGGAACGCTTGATCGATCGAGTCGATCTGCCCAAGCTCCTTGGCTAACCTGCCATCATTCAGTGATGCCTCTAGGTCGTTTGGGTACTGCTTCCTCTGTACTCCATACCATCGCTTACCAGCCATCCACATGAAGTCAACGCCGTGTTTCTCAGGCTTCGAGCTTGTCCTTCCAAGCTCCCTCACTAACGACTTCGGTTCAGTGGGGGAGCAAAGGACCTTCTTCACTTCCGCTTCTTTTTCTGAGCAGCCTTACGCTCGGCCACCGTCATCTTCTTCTTCTTTTTCACGCCATCCTCCTTCCACCCAGCAACATCTCTGAGGTAGTCGTAGGCGAAGTTGTCGACATCATCGTTCTTCAGCATCTCTCTCTCACGGTCCTTGGCGGTCGTGATCTTCCAGCCCTTCTTGTCCTGGGTGAACAGGATCGCCGTATGGACGTTGTGCATGAGGCGCTTGTTGCCAGTTGGCTTCAACCCGACATGCCCGAAAGTGCTGATCACTTCCTTGCTGTCACCGAAACTCCCACCACCCCTTGAGACAGCAGCAGCGCCGGCCGTAACGAACGTGTGGCCGCGGTGTGTGTAGAAGACGGCCTTCGAGAACGAGTCGTACAGGGGCTTGATCACGTTCCAGTCAGTGAAGCCTTCGAACAGGTTCTCCTTGGCTGGGTTCTTCATGGCCTTTCTTCGGCTCACGAAGTAGTCACCCTTGTCCTCGCCGTACACCTCGTTGGAGTAGTGGTTCTGAGCTTCCTCCCACGACACATCCATGAGGTCCACAACAGCCCAATCGCCGTCACCCATGTTCTTCTTGATCATCTTGCCGAAGGCCACGTAATCCTCCCACCCATCGTATGGGACGGTGAGGTTGATGCGGCCGGACTCAACAAGGTCAGGGTAACCGTCGTACAGCATGCGCTCGGTGGCGTAGTCGGTGTCCAGGACGTAGAAGTCGCCATCGATGTCCGACTCGAGAAGTGCCTGTGCGATGTCCAACCAGGCCTTTGACTTGCCTGCCCCTGAACCACCGTACCCAAGGATCCTCTCGCGAGGCTTACCCTTCGGCATATAGAGTGTCTTTCCCATGTTCTACCCCTCTTTCTAGGTGTCTTTGCGTGGAGTGATGCTCCAACGGTCATAGTTGCTCGTCTTGGTGTACTTGTCAACCAGCTCTTTACCCTCACCTGCAATGAGTGCGGTCTTGTCGAGCCTCTGGCTGGAGACCTCGGTGATTTTGACCTGGAAGTGGTCGCTGCCGAACCTCAACCTTCCTGCCCTGTACTCACTGTCGAGCTTCTTCTTGACCCTGTCCTTTTCCTTCTTCGCCCACTTCTCTGTCTCTACGGCCTCGTAGTAGCCAGCAAGCATGTCATCGAGCTCAGCGATGTTATCGATGGGGATCTCCCCATCACCAGCATCATCACCGTCGACTTCATCCTCATCATGGAGGAACCAGAACTCGCAGAAGTACGCTGCTCCGCCATCCACGTCACACTTGGGCATCTCGCCCTTCTTGAACATGTTGTAGAGGCGCACTGCTCTCGAGCGTATCTGTCGCATCGTCTTTGGCGGCTCGTTGATCAGCCAGGTATCGATCAGGCCATCGTCGCGGCGCTTCACCGTGTAGTGAGCGGTTAAGTGTTCTGAGGCAAGCATGTAGATGGCTAATTGCCATGCATAGCCAGGTCGAGCGTTGAAGCGGCCGTTGATCCACTGATCGAACGACGACCTCGATGCCGACTTGCACTCCCACAGCCTCTCGCCACCGTACTCAGCGTTATCGAACTGATCGGATGTACCGAGTTCGATGTACCCATCAATGTGGCCGACAATGTGAAGCTTTCCAGGCAGAACCTTTAAAACCACCTCAGCCTGATCACCGTTGAACTCGTACCCCTCCTGAGTCAACTGCTCCACAGCAGCAGCTTCATGAAGGTGCCCCTCGGAGAATGCCCTCTTGATGACATCCTTGTGCTCCATGGGCTGTACGCCGTCGTAGATAGCCCACAGCTTCCTCGAGCAGCCTCCGAATGATGAGGCGCGCACATGGATGATGCCGTCCTTGGTGTATACAGATGGTCCGTCAGCCACGTTGGTTCCTTTCGGGGAAGTCGGTTACTTTGAGCTTTGTGATGATGCGTTGGCCCATGCGGTTGCGGAGCTCGACGGCAGGACGGAGCACCCAGCCTTCAGCATCGGTGACGCGCTCAAACGAGGGTACGGGCCCGCCTTCACTGAACCAGTTCACGGAATCGCGTAACGACATCATGGCGGTCACGAACACATGGCCAACACCAAGCTTATTGGCGATGTCAAATACGTTCTCTCGCTCGAGGAACATACCAGTGTCAGTAACCATCACATCATACAGGATGAAGCCCTTGTCGGGACGGTAGCCACCGCCACCCTTCTGGATCCCGGCACCATAGCCTTCACCGTAGAGAGTGAGCCCGTCGAGACCAAGCCCTGCTGTTCTGTTACCAACATCGTTGAGGCGGTTCATCAGGTCAACTTGGAGTTGGGCGTTGTCCGTCCTGCCACCAACGCAGAACCCAGACGTGCCGACGTGAATGCGCGTGTTGGTGCCGTCGATCTTCTCGGTCGCAACCCACATGTTGTCAGCGAGGTAGCTGAACTCTGGCTCAGACCAGTCCCACATCAGGAACGTCTTGTAGTGGTTGTCGGGGTCGCGCTTGAACACGGACTGGATCTTGTGGTAGGTGGGGGTGGCGTCAGTCATGTCGTCTCCGTTGCTTCGGGGAATCTGACCAGCATCCTGTATCCGGTCCCGTAGTAGCCGTTCCCGTTATCACCAGACACCGCATACAGGTTGATGCGCTTGTCCTCCGCTACGACGAATACTGAGTAGACCTGTTCACCTTCGCCCCATTCGTCAAGGGCCACCGTCTCGTTATCGAACTCGACTGCTGTGATGACGTTGTCACAGCCGTTCAGAGCAGTGAGGTTGTACCAACCACTGTTACATCCGCCGCACCCTTCATTGGCGACGAGCTTCATCACGGTTCCGTCATCAAGCTCGAGGTGCCGACCATCTACCATCGCCACTCGATGCCCGAGTAGTAAGTCACGAATCTTGTTCTCATCGTTTTGGTTGTACTCTGCGATGGTTGGGTCGCGAAAACGTGGATAGTTGTCTGTGATGAGTTCGGTCATGTTGTCTCCCATCGGTTCAGGTACTTTTTTTGAAGTGCTTCTTCTTGAACTCGGACTTCGGCTTCATGTTCACGACACAGTCGATAGGGGAACTCGCTGATCGCTGAGATTGACCGTGACACGTCACACTTACTACAGGCATAAGTCGGCTCAAGGTCATTCGGCACCCATCCCTCCGGCTCCTTACAACACCCGTCACACCCATGAACTGCCTCGAACTCGGTCCCCATTTCCTTCCAGTATGAGAACTGGTCAGGGTCAGGGTGGCCGACACCATGCTCACAGATCCTCTCGAAGATGTTGCGGTCGTTGCGATAGAGCAGGTCCATTGAGCGCATGTGGTGGATCGATGGATTGTGTATCACGCACTCGCGGCCCTCACAACGCTGTCGGAGGTGGACGCCAGTGATGCGGTGGCCATGGATGAGCCAGATCTCACCTGGGACAAGGACAGTATCGATGTACTCGAGTGCCGGGTCTGTC